ATGTAGATTTCGGTCTGTACGGGTTCCGGTTCCTCGGTGGGCGATTGATTTATGAGCCACCCGAAACGGGTGGCTGTCTCATTCCCGAAACGGGAGGCCCCTGTTATGCCTGGTCCTGCGCCTAAAGATCCGTCGACTCGTGCTCGGCGTAATGCTGATCCGATTCCGACGACTGTTCTGACGTTTATTCCGGGTGTGCAGCCGGATCTTCCTTTGCGTACGTACACGGAAGAGGTCGATGGTGTGCGGGTTCGGCTTGAGGCTGAGTGGCCTGAGCGGACTGTGGCGTGGTGGGAGATGTGGGGAGAGTCTGCGATCGCGGAGAGGTTTACTGCGTCTGACTGGGAGTTTCTGCTCGACACGGCGATGATCCATGCCGCGTTTTGGGATGGCGACTTGAAGCAGGGTGCGGAGCTTAGGCAGCGTGTGGCGAAGTTTGGTGCGACTCCTGAGGATCGTGCGAAGTTGCGAATCCAGTACGCACAGGCTGATGAGGCTGATGAGCGTGTCGGTCGGGTTCGGAAGGTGGCTCCGCAGCCTACGTCGAGTAATGATCCTCGGCGGCATCTGACCGCAGTGAACTGAGGCCCCTGTGGCGGTTCTGATTGTTCCTGAGTTGGATGAGGAGCCGTGGCCTACCTTGGGTCCGCAGATTGCGGAGTTCATCACTGAGCGGGCCATTTTTGGTCCTGGTTCTTTGCAGGGTGAGCCGGCTCGGTTGGATGACGAGAAGTTGGGCGCGCTGTACCGGCTGTATGAGGTTTATCCGAAGGGGCATGATCTTGAGGGCCGGCGACGGTTCAAGCGTGGAGCGTTGGAGTGGCGCAAGGGTTTGGCGAAGACTGAGTTCGCGGCGTGGGTGACTCTTGCGGAGCTGCACCCTGACGGTCCGGTTCGGTGTGACGGTTTCGATGCTGCTGGTAACCCTGTGGGCCGTCCGGTGGTGTTCCCGTCGATTCCGATGATGGCGTACACGGAAGAGCAGGTTTCCGAGCTCGCCTATGGGGTTTTGAAGTACATCGTTGAGGAAGGTCCTGACGCGGATCTGTTCGATGTGTCTCTTGAGCGGATCATTCGGCTGAACTCGCGGGGCAAGCGTGACGGCATTGCGATGCCGGTCGCGTCGGCCCCGAACGGTCGCGATGGCGCATTGACGACCTTCCAACATTTCGATGAGCCTCACCGGTTGTACTTGCCGAAGATTCGTGAAGCGCACGAGACGATGACGGCGAACCTTGAGAAGCGTGTGCTGGAAGATCCGTGGTCGTTCTACACCTCCACGGCTGGTCAGCCTGGGCAGAACTCTATTGAGGAGGATCTGCGGCGTGAGGCTGAGAAGATCAGCTCGGGCGAGATCGCTGATCCGCGCATGTTTTTCTTCGCCCGGTGGGCTGATGAGAAGCATAAGGATCTCTCTACCCCTGAGAAGCGCATTGCGGCTATTGCAGACGCGACTGGGCCTGCTGGTGAGTATGGTCCTGGGCAGTTTCGTGGGATCGCTGATCAGTGGGACCGTGAGGGTTCTGACAAGGCGTATCTCGAGCGTGTGTGGTTGAACCGTTGGGTGAAGTCGTCGGGTCAGGCGTTCGATGTTGAGAAGTGGAAAGACCTCGCGGTCGAGGGCGCGACGATCCCTGATGGGGCGTTTGTGACGGTCGGGTTTGACGGGGCAAGGTTCCGTGATGCGACCGCGTTCGTGGTCACTGACATCGCGACTGGTGTGCAGTTGAGCTCGCCGTGGTGTTGGGAGAAGGAAGACCCGACCGATGACGACTGGGAAGTGCCTGAGCCTGAGGTGACTGCTGCGCTTGAGGACATCATGTCGCGGTATGACGTGTGGCGGCTCTACGGTGATCCTCCGCATTGGACGGAGACGATGGGGTCGTGGGCGGCGAAGTGGCCGGATCAGGTTGAGGAGTTTTGGACTAACCAGATGAAGCGGATGGCGTACACGCTCCGCGAGTTCGTGGAGGGCATCGACTCAGGGTCGATTCATCACAACGGTGATGAGGAGTACGCGAAGCATATTGCGGCGGCTGGGCGCAAGGATTTGCGGATGTTGGACGATCACGGGCAACCGTTGTGGGTGTTGCAGAAGATTGACATGAATCGAAGGTTTGACCGTGCGATGGCGGGTGTTCTGTCGTGGAAGGCGTGCCTCGATGCACGGAAGTCAGGCGCGCAACCGCGCCGCAAGCGTGGGATTCCCCGCCGCATTTACTAGATGGAGAGCTGATGCCTAGCACCCCGGCTGAATGGCTCCCCATCTTGACGCAGCGGCTCGATGAGCGGCAACCGCGTATCGCACTGAACCGTAGGTACTCAAACGGCGACGCCCCGATGCCCGAGATGGGTCGAAATACGAAGGCTTCGTGGTTTGCGTTTCAGAAGAAGGCTCGCACTGACTTGGGCGGGCTCGCTTGCGCTTCTCTGAGTGGTCGAATGGTCCCCAACGGGGTTCGTGTGGGCGGTTCCAGTGATGGGGCATCGATCGAGGCTGCACGGCGGGTTTGGCGTGACAATCGCCTCGATGTCGTCTTCGCGGATGCGATCTGGGAGATGCTTTCAGTCTCGGTCGGATACCTCATCACTGGTGTTCGGGAGGGCGACCCCATCATCACGTCAGAGAAGGCTGAACAGGTCATCACGGCGGGCGATCCGGCTCAGCCGTGGCGTGCGCGGGCTGCTCTGAAAGCTTGGCGTGATCTAGACGAAGAGCGCGACTATGCGCTCGTCTGGGTGCCGGGTGTGCGTCAGCGGTTCTCTCGTAGCTCGAAGACGGCGACGGGCACGCTGTACGGAACTTCGTACGGTGAAGAGTGGCGCGAAGACGGCTTGCCGGAAACATACGACGGCCCGGTGCCTGTGTTCGCGCTCGACAATTTCAACGGAGTTGCGGAGTTCGAGCCGCACATCGACGTCATCGATCGCATCAACCTTGGGAAGCTGCAACGTCTCGTCGTAACGGCGATGCAGGCGTTCAAGCAGCGAGCAATGAAGGGTGGTCTTCCTCAGACGGATGCGGACGGCAACGACATCAACTGGGCTCACGTTCTCGAGCCGGCTCCGGGTGCGATGTGGGATCTCCCTGAAGGTATAGACATCTGGGAATCAGAGGCGATCGACATTCGCCCCCTCTTGGAGGGTGAAAAGACTGACGCGCGCGACTTCTCAGCCGTGATGCGAGTTCCGCTCGACGTCTTCGTGCCATCTGGCGAGAATCAGTCCGCTGAAGGTGCCGCAAACGCGCACAAGGGCGAGATTCAGAAGGCGAAGGACCGCACTGCGCGCGCCTCGGCCCCGATGGAGGGTGCGATCGTCGCTGCGCTCCGCATTCTCGGTCTCGAAGACGGTTCGACGGTTCAAGTTCTGTGGCAACCGCCTGAGCACATCTCGTTCGGTGAGAAGACGCTGGCCGCGACTCAGGCCATTGCGTCGGGACTCTCGAAGCGTTGGGTTGCCCAAAACATCATGGGTCTCTCGCCTGAGGAGATTGCTGAGGAAGAGGCTGAGCAGCGACGCAACAATGTGTCGCAGCTCCTCTCTACGATCCGGCCCACGGAGCCGCCGACAGCGGTGGCTGAGGTTGCGGCGGCGCGCGGTGAAGGATGACGACCACGGCACAGTCCGCTGCACTTCGGCGGAACTCTGACGATCTGACAACCCGGTTCGTCGGTGATTTGTTCACAATCCTGACGCGGATGGATGGTCGCCCGCCGACTTACATCCGTGACGTGCTGCTTGAGATGTACCCGCTCATGTTGGAGCCGTACAGGGAGATCGCCGCTCAGATGTATGCCTCCTGGTATGAGGAGGTGCGTCGATCTACTCTCGGTGGTGTTTTCGTGGCCACTGCTTCGACCCAGGCTCTTGCTCCTGAGGCTGTGGTGGCGACGGTCCGGTGGGGTGTAGGTCCGCTGTTCGGTCAGGGTGACTCGACTGCGTTGATGCGGTTGGGCGGGGCGTCTCAGCGGCTCATTCTGGATGCCGGCCGCAGCACAATCGATGTGAACGCTGAACGCGACCCGGTTTCGGTGTCGTGGTCGCGGGTGGCGCAGCCTGGCGCGTGTGACTTCTGCCGCATGCTCGCTGGTCGAGGTCCGGTGTACCGATCCGAAGCAGCAGCAGGGCTAGTGGTTGGCCGTGGGGTTGACCCGGAGCGCGCTTTCGATACTGAAGGTAACCGCAAAGTGGGCGGCATCGGAAAGGGTGGCCGAGCTCGCGGTTCCCAGTCAATAGGCGACAAATTTCACGATCACTGCCGTTGTGTGCCGAAGGCGACTTGGTATGAGATCGGGTCGTATACGAACCCGCGCACTGGCGCTGAGGAATCGGCTCTCATCCCGATACCTGACTAAAGACTTCCCGCCCAACGCGGGATTGAGCCTCCGAAACGGGGGCTTCTCACCGACCCGAAACGGGGAAACCGACATGCCGAAAACGGCTGACGAAATCGCTGCTGAGCAGGCCGAAAAGGACGCACAGCAGCCAACGATCGAAGAGCAACTCGCTACCGCGCTTGCGGAAGTTGAGAAGTGGAAGGCGATGTCTCGTAAGAACGAGGCGCGGGCCGACGAGAACGCGGACAAGGCGAAACGCTTTGACGCAATCGAAGACGAGAACCGCACTGAGTTGGATCGAGCGACCGCCCGAGCAGAAGCAGCAGAGAAGATCATCGCTGAAAACAAGGCGAAGGAAGAAGCTGCTGCACTGCGCGAAGAGATCGCGAAGTCGAAGGGTTTCGAGGAGCGAAAAGTTCCCGTCACCGCACTTCGCGGGACCACACGCGAAGAACTCGAGGCACACGCCGACGAGTTGCTTGCACTGCTCCCCGTACCCCCCGCAGCACCGTCCGCTGACGGTCAGGGCTTGACGGGCAAACCGATCGGTGAAGGCGAGATGTCGCCGGAAGACATCGTGGCAGAAGCCACGAAACGGTAACCCCTCTCATCCGATCTGGGTGAGACAACCAACCTAAGGAAACTCTCATGGCAAACATTTTCGAGAAGGCGACTAAGTTCGCCGGCACTGCTCTCGCGCTGCTTCGGCGCGATGTGAAGCTGCCGACGATCTTCGTCAACCGCTACGGCATCTCCGACTTTCGGGGTGCTGCTGGCGACGTCGTGAACGTCAAACGCCCCCCGCTGCTCCGCGCGCGCGATAAGGGGTGGCGTTCGGCCAACGCGATCGTCGTTGACGATCTCACCCAGTCGAAGATCCAGGTTCGCCTGGACAAGTTCCCCTACAACGCTGTCCACCTGTCACCGGAGGAAGCCACGCTCGATGAGGTCGAGTACGTGCGCGACATCCAGGCTCCGCAGGTTCAGTCGATGATCGAGTTCTACGAGGACGTGATCGTTGACACTCTCGGCGCTGCTGACTTCGTTCTCGAGGTCAACTTCACGCCCACGTCGCCGCCCACTGCCTACAACCACGACCCGGCGACTGTCGCCCTGCGTGCGCGAAAGCTCCTGGTCGACGCGAAGGTCCCCACCACCGGCCTGTACTGGCTTGTGGGTTCTACTGTGTCGGAGAACATCGCCGGTAACGACCGTCTGCTCTCGGTGGACACGTCGGGCATGTCGGAGGCGCTTCGCGAGGGCGTCGTCGGCAAGATCGGCGGCTTCATCGTCGTTGAGGTTCCCGCGCTTGACCCTGAGGCTTCGTACTTCGTACACGAGACGGCTGTCGCACTTGCGAACGTCGCTCCCGTGGTCCCGCGTGGTGCGGTGTCGGGTTCCTCGGTCTCGGCCAACGGCATGGCGATCACTCAGATTTTCGACTACGACAGCGTGAACGCGAAGGACCGCTCCATCGTGGAGTCGTTCGTCGGTGCTGCGGTCGTGCTCGATCCTGAGGTGGATGAAGACGGAGCGATCATCGTCATTGACGGTGATCCTCAGATGGACTTCTTCCGCGCCGTGAAGGTTGTCTACGGTTCGAGCACTGCCAAGGCTTCGTGGCTGCTCGACTCGACCGGCACCGTTTCCGGTGGTACCTACACGATCACGGTTGATGGGGAAACCACGACCGACATCGCGTACAACGCCACGAACACCGTTGTCGCTGCGGCGCTCAACGCGCTTGATGGTGTCGCCGGGGCGACTGTGACGGGTACGACCGACAAGACGGTCACCCTCCCGGCCCCCGCTGTCCTCTCGGTTGAGGACGCGAACATCACTGGTGGCGGCTCGATCGTCGCTGCGTAACCCACCCCCACGAAAGGAGGTCAGGTCATGGCCGTTGTTCAACTTGCATCCCAGGAGGATGTTGAAGCGATCCTCGGTCGTGACCTGACCTCTGCGGAGGTGGCACGAGTTGATGCGATCCTCGATAAGGCGTCGGAGCTGTTCCGGCGAGTATCGGGGCAACAGTTCACGGCGGGTACTTCGGATGTGCGGCTCCGCGCGGTCGGACGGTATGTGTACCTGATGCAGCGGCCTGTCGTTTCGGTCGAAGCGGTCGCGGACATGGAAGGCGACGCAGTTGAGTACACCCTTGATGGGTCGAGGATCGTGTTTGAAGACCCTGCTGGTGGCGAGTTCTTCCAGGTGGAATACACGCACGGTGGAGACGTCCCGGATCTTGTGCGCTTGACCATTGCCGAGATTGCCGCGAAGGTGCTGCGTATCGACTCGAATGCGCTTGCGGGCAAGGTGCAACACACCGACACTGCTGGCCCGTACTCGACCAACGACACGTATGCGACGTGGGCGCAGGGTGGGCAGACAATGCTTGCCCCGTCCGATCTTGAGATTGCCCGGTCGTATCGGGTGAAGTCGTATGGTCCGGTTGCGGTGATGGTTCCGTGACCTTCGAGTTTGGGGAGACCGTCTCTTACTCGGTGCCTGGTGCTGCGACCGGTTTGTATGACGAACAAGGCAACCCGACATATGCAGCATCCACTTCGGTGGATGTGACAGGTGTTGGTATTGCTCCGTTGGCGTCGGACGAAGCCACAGAGGCGTTCGGTTCCCGCTCCGTAACCGGCTACCTGTTGATGCTCCCGTACGGGACCACAATTCCGGCCGACAGGTTGGTGACGGTTCGTGGTGAGAGTGGTTGGCAGGTTGAGGCCGGTTCACAGGATTCCGATTGGCGGTCACCGCTCACCGGTACTGAGCATGGAACAACGGTCACCGTTCGGAGGGCAGCGTAATGGCGAAGGTAACTATTCGGCAGACGGGTTCTCTTGAGCGTGTGGCGAAGTCGGAGAAGTTGGGCGACCAGTTGGAGAAGATCGCCCGCCCGGTTCTTGAGGCGGCGCAACGTGACCCTAATGAGGCGTACGTCGCGTCTTTGCGGATGCGCCGGTTTGTTTCCTCTGGGAAGCGGGGTCGTGTGTCGATCCAGATTGGTGCCCACCCGGTTATTGGTGCCCGTGTGGAGGCTAAGCGCGGGACGTTGGCTCGTGCGCTTGGTGAGGCCGGGTTGACCTGATGTTCTACCCCGAAGTGGCGTTCCCTATCACGACGGGGACACTGGCTGTGTTCCTCCGAACTGAGCTCGCGTCCTGGTCATCGCTGACTATTGCCCCGAAACGTCCGGCGTCTATGCCGAAACGGTTCCTGTCTATCCGTGACGATGGTGGGACGCAGCGGGGCGCTCAGATGGTGAACCGGTATGGAGTAAATGTGTGGGCTGACTCTGCAGTCGATGCGGAGAAGATCGCCCGCGACGCGATGACCGCCCTTCGCAGACTTCCAGGTACGGGGCCGTTCAAATCTTCGACTAACTTTTTCGGCCCAACAGAGATCGAGGATGACCCCGCTTTCACCTTCGGCGGTGTCCCCATGAGCCACTTCTATTTCTCGTTTGCTGCTGTGGTCAAAGGCAGCTAACCCACTAACTCCGGTTCCTCCCAGCCGGTATCTCGCCCTCCGGGGCTCACTACCCCTTTCTGAGAGGAATCGAAATGGTTGCGAACGCAGCAGAAGAGTTCATCGCTATTGATGGAATTGTGGCGACTGGTACCTATGGTGTCTCCGTTGCACCGACCACCGCATCCGGTGCCCTGGGTGTCACATGGAAGGATCATGGTCTGACAACTGATGCGGGTGCCACCCGTTCCCAGCCGGTTTCATCCACGGTCAGGCGGGCTTGGCAGAACCGGAAGAAGCTCCGCACGATCGTCACTGAGGCTGCTGTCCGTTTCAACTTCATCCTGGTGCAGACCAACGAGGACAACATTGGTCTGTTCCACGGGGTGCCGCTGGTCGCAGGTTCACTGGTCACAGATCCTTCCCGCGAGTGGCCGCTGATCGCGTTCGATCTCGACATGATCGACACCGACTCGACTGCCAATGACACCATTCGTGAGTATGCCCCGTCAGCTCGTGTGGTGGAGGTTGGCGACCAGGTTGCCCTTGCAGGCGGGGGTCTGGGTTGGCCGATCACCATTGAGGCTGAGTACGACTCCGGTATCGGTGGGTACACGAAGCAGTTCTACTCGAAGTTCGAGACGGTTGGTGCCCCGGTGATTGACACGGTGACTGCTGCTGGCACGAACCCGGCCGGCACGGGCGACATGGTTATCATCACTGGTGTCAACTTCGCTGGCGCTACCGGCGTCACGATCGACTCGATTGCGATGACCGAGTTCGACGTGTTCGATTCGACGACGATTTACGCGATTCTGCCGTCCGATACTGCTGGTGCAGTGAACGTGGTTGTGACGACTCCGGTTGGTGCGTCTGCCGCCGAGTCCTACACTCGCGGCGCGTAGGTAGGTGTGGTGGCCGGTCACTGGGAGGTAGCCGGCCACCACGTTCCACTAAAACCCTCCCGAACATGCATTCGAAACTCGACCAACTGACGACCTCTTAAACCGGGGGGATACACAGGGGTCACTTTGGGGTTCTAACCCCTCAGATCGTCTCCTGTGCCCTCCCACAACCATTCCCTAACCCTCGCTCGAACAGATGTACTAAATGAAAGGTCCTCCTCCCATGCAAACGTTCTCCACTGAAGAGACACGCCATAACTTCCAGGTTGACGGGCGTGAGTTTTTCATCCCTGCAGTGTCGATCGGTGACGCCCTCGAGTTCGCAGCCCTCGCGGACATGGAAGCCGCTGAGCAGGCTGAGAAGTTCGGTCACATTCTTGCAAGCAAGGTGCAGCCGCTGAATCGAACCTTGTGGGAGCGCATCACGGGGAAGAACCCGGCACCGACCGCTCTGGACAAGCTGTCGATCCGGCAGAAGTCGGAACTGTTCAAGGAGTGGGCTGCAACCGCGAAGGCGGTCCCCCTGGGGGAATCCTCGAGCTCAGCCGGCTCGCTGTAGAGCATCCGTCTGAGCTGGCCGAAGACTTCCGGCTGCTGTACTCCACCTCTGTTTATGGGGTGGTCGGGTTTGAGTTGTGGGCTTTGACCAAAGCCCTCCTAGCTAACCCGATGTCACGGTTTCACGCTGCCGTGCAGGGGTGGTCCCACCCGGTCACGTACGGCGAAATGTATCAACTCGAGCAGATGGATTTGCTTCTCATGCACTGGCTTGGTGACAAGCATCGTCCGTTGAAACGTCCTTGGGATTCCCAGACGAAACGGCGAATGGTGAAGAAGCGTACGCCTGCTGAGGCTTTGGCGATCCTTCGCCCTCACAGAACTGAATAGCCGGCTCCTCCCACCGGTGTGACCCACCGGGAGACTGTCTTGGCTGACAACTGGGAATCTGCGTGGGTTGAAGTCCTCCCCGATTTTTCGGACTTCAAACGCACCGCGAATGGCACGCTGACCGGGATTCTTGGCGGTGCGGGCACTGCTGGTGGGCTGGCTGCTGGGAAGAACATCAACGGCGGGATTCTTGGGGCGATCCCGAAACTGGCGTTGCCGCTCGTGGGTGCTGTCGCGGCGTTGGGTATTGGGAACCTGATCGGTGATGCGATCAGTTCCGGTATCCGGTTCGCCTTGGGTGGTGTTGATCTTGCGTCGGATCTGGCTGAGTCAGCGAACGCGATCAAGGTGTCATTCGGCGATGTGTCGAGCGAGATCGAGACTCTCTCGGAGGGGACCGCTAAGCGTCTCGGTTTGACCAAGACCGAGTTCAACGGCATTGCGACACAGTTCTCAGCTTTCAGCAAGACCATCGGTAGCCGAGGCGGAGGCGCATCGAAGGTCATTGATGACCTCACTTCACGAGGTGCCGACTTCGCATCCGTCTATAACCTCGATGTTCCCGAAGCGCTGTCCTTGTTCCAGTCGGGGCTGGCCGGGGAGACGGAACCGCTCCGTAAATACGGCATCGACTTGTCGGCTGCTTCTGTGGCGTCGTTCGCATATGCGAACGGAATCGCAGCTCAAGGTAAGCAACTCACTGAAACCCAGCGAGTTCAGGCGGCGTATGGCCTGCTTATGCAGCAGACGGACCAGACGAGTGGAGATTTCAAGAACACGTCAGGTGGGCTCGCTAACCAGCAGCGCATTTTGGCGGCATCGTTCGAGGAAGCGCAGACCAAACTCGGTACTGCTCTGCTGCC